GTGACGCTTGCGGCGCTCACCGTCCTTCGGTTGAATCACCTGCGAACACTCCTCCATATCTCCGTGAACCTCGTCATAGTGTGCATCCAGGTAGTCGAGCACCTCATCCTGAATGGCCCACTCAAAGAAGTTCAGCTGCCCCACTGTGGTATCCAGCCCGCGGAACTGAATTCGCTTCCACCTGCAGAACGGGTCAAACATCTTTTTGTTGTACGCCTTGAGGTGGGACTTGTAGACCAAGTACACAATGACGTGATGGTTCGACTTAGCCATGAACGATACATTATACTTCTTTGAATAGTTGGTCACAAACCAATCCAGCAGCCGCAGGCTTAACCTCGACTTACCCGTGAGGATCTCCTCAATGCGGCGGAAGTTCTCGGGGTTCGCATAGAACCCCTCGAGGCGGTGAAGCACCCACTGATCTTTGCTCTGAATCGTCTCCATATTGATTCTGTGTTCCAGCACTGAAAATGAGTTTTCTGGTTTGACACATACTTGAACGCAATGGAGGCTGTTGTATCCGAATGGCTGAAGGACCCCCCGTATACTCACATGAAGAACCGCCTGAAGCCACTGATCATGTTGTTGACCCTTCTTGCCCCTGCAGTTAGCTATACCCAGGCACGACGATGCGTATTGACTGCGACCGAGAAGGCAATGAAGGGCCCGCTAGGCCACGCCTGGATGCGTGATCGGTGTGTGCGTAGAACCATTCGAATCTACGGAATGAACGATCAGCGTACATCTGCATGGCATGCGAAGCGGGGTGAGATGGTGACAGCTTCTGAGGTGTCAGGTGTCTTTACAGGCGGGGAAACGAGACGAGCGCTGATCATCCGGAAATTGGAACCCCCGCAACCTGCGAACGGTCCGCCAATCTCCGCCCTAATCTGGGGAACGAGGTTCGAGCCCATTGCAAAGTCCATGTACGAAACAGAGACCAACTGTCGCATTGTAGACGTATCCTGTGTCCAACACCCGGTTCACACATTTCTGGGCGCATCTCCGGACGGTATCATCTTCCCCCTAGACACGGATGTTCGGCGTCGTGGACGACTGATCGAGTTCAAGTGTCCTATCTCCCGACCCGTGTCGGAGGGAATTCCGGATGCCTACGTCCACCAAATGCAGATGCAAATGGAGTGTACGGGCATTGATGAATGCGAGTATGCTGAATTCAGGTTCAAGCAGGTCTTCTCCTCTGAATGGCTCAAGTCGACGGGTATCAAGAGTGTCTTTGCGGTCTTTGACGATCAATCTGTGGAGTACAAGCCCATAGACATGCCGCTTCCCGAATGGCAAGCGAGCGTGACAGATCGTGAACCGCAGTACATCTATTGGTGTCTGCTGTCGGTGAAGAAGGAGTTTCTTCCGAAGGACGTTACGTGGCTACCCCGCCATCTTCCCGCTCTGCGTGAATTCTGGAACGAAGTGCTGCATCATCGTGCGGCTGGGACGCAGCCTCCACCGCCGCCACCGAAGGTCCTCACACTTGACATTTGATGACACCGGGAAAGTAGTAGCCCTCAGTCGCCAGAGCGGGATCTGCGAACCACTTGTCGGGCATGACAATTTTTCGGTTAGGGTTCAGGTATGCACCCCACCACGAGAAGGATGAGTTTGCACAGATACCTCCCGCACATAGGCTCATGAGATACAGTGTCTCCAGTTCAGGTTCGATTATCAACGTGTAAGATATGTCTTTCAGGAACGGGCGCATCTTTGCATAGTCGGCGTCATTCGTCACCACGAAAAAGTGAGCATCGGGGAACAGCGCAATGGCTCGGGTATAGTAACCATCCAACCCAATGTCATGATACGCATTTCCGACATAGTCGCCACCACGTATGTGGAGAAAAATACTAGTGCGCACATTGGGGTACTTCTCGGGCATACCCGATGGGAAAGAAAGCGACGGAATGAACTCCGGGTCCACGTAACGCCAATCTTGAAAGTAACCGCTCATTTCTGTGTTCAGTGCAGGCAGAAGCTCCTTCCAGTTTGCATACGCAAGGCGTGGTTCATTTATTCGCACGCTTGGTTTCACGTCGTAGAGCAGGTGTCGAAATGCCCTGAAGATGGTATCGAAATACGACACGGACGAATGTGTCGATGGATTTACAAGCGTCTGTAGATACGAACGACGATGGGCCTGCTTCCCAACGTGAAGGAGTGCCGCAAGCTGAAAGAGCTGATTTCCAAGCCCACCCATGATATTCACAGTTAGGGGTGTTTTCCAATAAATACGATGGTCTTGAAAACGCTCTCGTATATCACTGTAGTCGGCTCGTTGGTGCATTAGTGTCGGAAACATAGAAAACCATCTATCTCGCTTCATTAGTACTTTCCAACATTGATCGGTGCCATACATGGCTTCGTCATGTGTCGAGATGAGGTTCGGAAGTGCGGTTTTATAACATGCCAGCAATGTATCAACGTAAGGGCCGTTCACAAGATACGAAGACACTGCCTGACCGTCGGTAAGTCGATATGTAATCGGATCGATGTGAGCATTTGATGGCCCAAGGTGAATGACGTCATACGGCGAAGATGAAAGTTTTTCCACAATCGGATATGCCACGTCCACATCCCCCCACTCAACATCATCCTCCATGACAAGGACATTCTTCCATCCATAGTGTTTTGCAGCGTTCAGGACGGCGATGTGGCTTTTTAAGCAGCCAATGTAACCGGGGGTTGTTCTAACAGCAGACATTCGCACGACCTTGTCACCAAACGGCGATAGGACCCCCCGTATGCGTTCGTCTCGGTCTGTTCGCCTGTCTAGATTGATATAGACCACCTTATCGACAAACTCCCACATTGCGTGTAACGCCAAGAATACGCCTAATGATTTAACCGCAGCACGTACACGTTTAGACCGTATGCGATCCTAGATGCAATGGTAACATTCGTCACGGCATTCTTGGACCTGTGCGGACCACGGCCGGTAGGCCGGTCTGATGCCGAACGAATCGACTTTTTTCGTATGCTCGAAGCAACCGGGATCCGGTTGCATGTCTTTGTAAGCCCGGAACATCTCAATAAATTCAGCGTGCGGAACGGTGTCGTTGAGACGATATCGCTCGAAGAATTAGAGATGTATTCTATCTCCCCACACGGGCTACCGGATACACGAACTCCAGAGAAGGATACACGCAATTTTCTCATCCTGATGAATGCGAAGATCGAGCTTGTGAACCGAGCGATTGGTTCGGGGAAACATGCGTCCACCCACTATGCATGGATTGATTTCAATATCTATCACGTGTTAAGTGATCCGGTTGCATCGAACAAGCTCCGAACGCTAGATGAGATGCAGCTACCGGATACATGCATGTATGTACCCGGTTGTTGGGGGCCGTCTGTAGTGTGGGACAATGTGAACTGGCGGTTCTGTGGCGGTTTCTTTCTCGGGGACTCTGCTTCACTTCGTAAATTCTACGAGATGCAGCTCCGTGAGTACCCGAACCTTCCAAAGCTCACATGGGAAGTCAACACGTGGGCCTATCTAGAGAGTATCGGGTGGACGTGCGACTGGTACGCAGCAGATCACGATAATTCCATTCTCGCAATTCCATCAACATCCATAGTCAACGTGTGAGTTCGCAAGATCACTGAAACTCGGTCGCTGTTTACCGACTTTGTTTCTAAATACAAACCAGTCGCAGCGGGGACTGAGCTGATTCCAATACTGGTCCAGTGCATATATCCAATGTATACCCGTCTCTTGTAGGAGACGATCTCCGTCTTCCCATTGCGAGATCAATGTAGCGTAGAACCGAGAATGAACAATGTAACCGCTTGTGGTGCTCACCTTTTGCGCACGATTGAAGATGTCGTCGTGAGGCGTAGACGGTTCAAGTTCTCGATAGGACAACATAACAATATCATACGATTGCGGAATTTTTGCCTTCCAATCGGTATCACTATCAAGAAAGACGAAGTCGTCTTCGAAGATCATAACCGATTCGTACCCACGCTCCTGTGCCAGTTTGAGAACCGCAATATGAGAGAGTCCACATCCGACGATTCCACTGGGATGCTCAATAGCGGGAAATCGTTCGACTACAAGTCCTCTATCTGCAAACTCCTTCTCGATCTCCGTGCGGCGATCCGTGCGGCGATCGAGATTGATGTAAAAGGCCATTACTGTAGTTACCTGTGATTTCATGTAATTGCTAATCCAACTCACGAACAAAACAGCGCCCCCGGTTGCAGTGCAATGCAAGGTGTTGTGTGAAGGGATTTGTTGCATCTTTCGTGTCTTGGAGTCCATCGCCTCCGTAGAGGAATGCAACCTCGTTTGGTCGGTAATTCGCCGGTACACTGAGTCTGTCTAAGTTTCCCATCGGGCCTCTCTCTGCGTATCCAACCTTTCCGTAGATAATTACATCGAACTCGTGAGCCCGAATCCTCGCACTCGTAACGTTTCGATCAATTGGAATATCAGATAGTAACCCGCCGTAACTGAACCCATTTCCAATCTGTCCCACCATACTCGCTGTCTCATACAGTGGTTCGATCTTAGGGTAGTCCACGAAGTTGGCGCCTAGTTTTCTGCGAAGCCCAATCGCCAGTGTTTCACGAAGATAATTTGTATAATGCGGACCTGATATCATGAGAACATTCTTCGCACCCGGAAACAGTGCCAAGAAGGACTCTGCTCGTGCAGAGACAGAGCAGTATCGCCGGCAGTGCTCGAGTAGCTGTCCGACAATCTCATTGTACTTCGGAATATATGCATCGTCCCACGGCAGTAGTTCACGATTGGCCTTGAGCACCAGCTCTTTCGGGAACGTAGTCATCGTAAAGTGCGGGCATGCTTCGAGGTTCTCAAAAATGGGAATGCATCCATTTGCAAGAATCTCGTAATGGCGCATACAGTCCCAACCACCTTTCTTCCGTGTGACTGCAAAGCGAGACCGCCGGTATTCATTGTAGTACAGCTGCTGTTCTCCTGGTCCAAATGAGTATCGTACATCCGGAACAATGAACGATTGAAGTTGTGTTTTTTCGGGAACAGCGTTCACGATGAATTCATCGGGAATGCAGTAAGAAAAGGGAATCATTGTACTAGCAATTGAAAAAACGCTTCCAGTAGGGTTTATGCTGAGTAGCAAACTTGGCGTTCCATTCGTCGATTGAATACTGGGATCCCATGCTGACATTGCATCGGGAACAGATGGGAACGATATTATCGAGCGTCGTTGCACCGCCCTTGCTTTCGGGGATGTTGTGTCCACACTGGTAATCAAATACGGTCATCTTGTTCGTGCACCACGACACTTTGCACTTCGCCTCGAAGACTCGACCTACCTTGACCAACCAAACCTGTTCACGCAGTGCCTTTGGGATCTTATGCTTGGTGCTCATTGGTATTTACTACCTCACAGCTGTATATGCGTTTATGCGGAACGGCGTCGGAACACCCGTTGCGGCCTCAACAAACGACATGAACGGCATGTGGTTCGTTCGCTGTTCGTGCGAGGAATGCTCGACTTCCTGCGTGAGCTCGGCCTGGGACCTGTCGAGCATTTCGGGTTGAAACTTCTCCTGCGCACCCGACATATTCCACGCAGCCCATAATGCAGCTACTCCAACTAACAGCACAATGATGGGAAGCATTGTTCTTCTCGGGCGATAAAAAACGAACTCTTTACCTCCCTATGAAAGAAAGGGCACAATGGAGGACAAGGCACTTGCAACTCTGCGTATCCTCTTCGAGCGTCGTAAGCTGGCAACGGAGACGAAGCCTCTCGCAACCGAGCTCAAGGACGTCAGTGCATATACAATGGGCGACACGATTATCATCTTCAGTCAGAAGGACAAGATGCTTGAGCGTGACGTGAAGACGTATCTGGCATACGTTGCCGAGAAGAACGCTGTCATCGTTTCACTCTCAAAGCTGTCCGAGAACTTGTCGAACATTATCCGGGCTCAGCACACGGGTGGGAACGTATCCTTCTTCCATCTCCGTGAGCTCCAGATGGATATCACGACACATCGCATGTCTGTTCCTCATCGGATTCTGCCACCCGACGAGGCAAAGGTTGTGCTTGAGAAGAATCGGGTCGTGAAGCCTGAGGATCAGCTGCCATGGATTGATTCACAGGATATCCAAGCTCGTCTCATTGGTGCTAAGCCTGGCGACATTATCGAGATCACTCGGCACAGTGACACGGTCGGTAAGTGTGTGTATTATCGCTATTGTGTGCCCGATGTAAATGTTGCTTGAATACAATGGGAGGTACTCCAGACCCGACGGCAGCGGGAAACATGGCCGACTTGGAATCCGAATATCAGAAGCGAAAGGCGCTCTATGATAAACTCGTTGCGACCAACGACTCAACCAAGGCAGATGCGATTATGACAGCGAAAAGGGCCATGAGTGATACACTTGATAAGATGCTCGCATTGTCGGCACAGTCGGGGACGGAATCGCAGCAGCAGATGCTCATTCTTCGCATTATGGAGATTCAGCGTGACTATAACGGTCTTTTAGTTGCGACAGACAAGCTCGAGACCCTCCGTCGCATTCACCAGATAACGGACGTGCGAGAAGGCACCGAGATGAAGTTGTACGGAGCAGCCTTTTTAATTGCAGCTCTTGGACTGCTCGTGATCGTTACGCGAACGCATTGATCGCAAGGGCCGCACCCAGAATCACCGCAAGAATAACAATTCGAACTGTGAGTGCACCGTAATCCACAGCCATCGGCGGATCTTGCGATGACGTCACGAGCTCATCTGCCGTCTTGGGACCCTTCTCCTTGAGAGCCTGCGCCTTCTTGTGAAGATCGGCGAGTTCAGGATTGATGTTTTGGTATTTATCTAAGAATGACTGGATGTAAAACTGGTTCTGATCGATCTGCGTGCGCATATCATCCAGAGTTCCTTCTATGTGTGTGGTTAGCTTATCTACAGCCGTCTTGCTTCCCGTGTCATTCGTCCGGACGTAGGTTCTATAGTTCACGGCATATGCGTCAAGCATTGCCTGGTATTCGGGGGAGATCGAATCGGTAGTTCCTTTACCCGACGGCGGTGGCGCATCGAAAGTGGCGTGCTCACGCACAGACAGTGCAGAGACTGCAACCAGCGCAACCAAAAGGGCAGTAAGCCACCCAACCATTATCTTGTAGGAGTAATAAAATGCCGGTCGCCCAATCGTTCTTTGAGCCCTCTGCCCCTGCCCGCCACATGCGAGGAGTCGATGCGTCTGAATACACTCGGTTTGTCCGGATGGCGGCGACTGTTGCGCCGTACATTAACAACACTACAACGTTCAACCGCCCATTCGCTCGCAACGGGCAGAGTCAAGCGGCTGCATTAGACGCCACCTTCGTTAGTACAATCTTTGGCGGCCTCAGACCGTTTGTTGCGAATAAGTAATGAGTTGTCCAGCGGGCTTTGAAGTCGGTCTATCATCTACATGCCGTGTTGTGTGCCCCGCATCGTATAAATACATCAATGACGCAGGCGATGAGAAGTGTGTATCCGCTTCGAACAACAAGTACTATGTGAAACTGCAGCGAGTCCCAACGGGTTCGTCGGCAACCGCCTTCTCTGACGAGCAGGCACGGTTCTTGGCGGACTTCATCAAGGTCACGAAGAAGGTTCAGGAAGAGTTGGAGGCGGCGGCGGCAAAGAGCGCACAAGCAGTTACTCCCCGTGACTCCGGTGCGTCCTCCAATGGCGTTGCGGGTGCGTATGCAGAGGCAGTTGTCGAACTTCGCCCGTTCCGGCCTCCGACTCAGCCGACAGAGGACATCATGAACGCCAAGCTTAGCATCAAGAATCTACTGGCAAAAGACGTGCGGACCATTCAGATCTGTCTGTTTTTCGTTGTCATTGCATTGCTTGAATATCTGGTGTTACCGGCATCTGTCGTGCATGGCATTGCGTTCTTCACGCTTTGTGTTGGGTTCTCGATAGCAATCTATCTTTCCAGTATATAATGGGTAATCAGCAGTTCAAGTGTCCGGCCGAGACAACACATGGGGCGGCACCGCTCTCATGTGTCATGTCTTGCCCCGATGGCTTTGAGCTCCGAATGATTGAGGGAGCCCAACGATGTGTCAACAAGAGTGATCCCGATGTAACGATTCATCTCGTTCCCCAAACCGCCGTGATGCGACCGCTTGGAGATGACAGTCTTTTCAAAATTGCTGATTTGAATGCCAGTTCGGATGCTGGTATGCGCTACAGAGCCGAAGCCGACCGGTTTGGGGCGGAGTTGGTGACAGCACTTGCCGCCGTCAACCACGATAAACAGGTTGCTGCAGCCGCTCTGAAACTTCAGAATGCGGCACCTGGCGACGCAACGGCTTCGGCCAAGGCTGAGTACATGGCACTCACGGGTGATCCGGATAGTGTCTCGTATCAACTCGACAAGGTTGCGACGGCAGATGCGAGAAAGACAACCGACCACTTCCTTTCCGAGTACCAGTTTCTGAGCAACCAGGCGTCACAGCAGCAGAGTACACTTGACCTTATCAATAGCGTCAAGGACAACCTCTTCACCATAAAGGATGACATGGAGTATTCGGTCGGTACGTTCGACAAGCAGGTGAATGATATTCGTAATCAGATCAACCTGAACAAACGTAAGCGTGAACAGGCCGTAGACTATGGTAAGTGGCTATCGATGGGTCTGAACATTGCAATTGTCCTTGCACTGTTGTTTGCGATCTTTGCAGTGGGGAGCAAGGCGATGGGTGGGGTCAAGATGCCGACAACTACCTCGCAGGGAGCTCCTGCTCGGGCACCGGCTACACCAGAAACGGCGGAGTTCTTTAACTCGTTCACACGACTGCGTCAGTAACACCGGCAAAAAAGGACTAGATCTGGTAATGGAGGTCGTAGATCCACGCCCCGTAACAGACTTCCAAAAAACAACCTTCTGTGGCCATCCACGTGCGCACGTGCGGAAAGTGTTGATTCAGACGATCCAGCTGGGACATGCAGATTATGCATGTTATTGGACGCTTGAATTGCTCTGCTCTGGTCTTGTGCATAGTCTATGGGATTCACTGTTTGAAGCTGCGGCCCTTCATATCAACCGAGCCCAGCCCAATGTGTTTCTGTATCTAGCCAAATCGTACGAGGCATATGCCCCTATTGAGAACAGCTACGACATTCGAAACATGACACGTATTCGTAATCACCCGGATGTCCGCAAGATGGTCTGCGAAGTAGCCGCTACCCTGGCATTGTGTCGCAAGAACAAACTGACAACACTTCCCACTCTGAAGCCTGCGCACGACTTTGATCCCGTGACAATTCAAGAGAGTCTGAAATCACCCTCTCGTCTGTATGGAATGCAGGTGCTGAAGCCAACTGACCCCATGCCCGTGGCAGTGCCGATGAACGAGTTCTGTTACTGTATTCGATCAGATGTACGAGACCTGACCCGGGCAATGTATTGGATGTCATGGGTCTTCACCTTTTGCCGAGAGCATAAGAAGCAGACAAAGACAAACCTGCTATTCGCTCCTCGAACCGATGAATTTGTGTCGGGAGGCGATAGCACGCATCCCGTCTGGATCTTCTGGGAGGCGCTCCGCAAGAATGCGCCGCCCGCAACACGTGAATACATTGACGTATTGTATCGCATTCATTCCCTGCGCTGGTCTCCGAGCGATAAGGGAAAGCGATCGCTGCTGATCGCCGCCACCACACTCCTCTGTGAGGGACAGCTCGACAGCACACCCTGTACACCGACGCTCCAGGTTTCAAACGTTCTCAATGGAATGCCGGGCTGGATCGACGCCATCGTAAAGATGCAGCGGAGCTTCGCCTGAAAACGGAAGCGTGCGAGTATACACAGAGTCCATTCAAAAATGTTCCGTCCTTGCTTCTCCGCAACCCAAGTCGCTGGCGTCATCGGCAAGAAGTTCCCGTTCCAGACCATCGACCAGACCATGTACGAGGTATTCAAGAAGGACAAGAAGGCCGCCGAGATCATTGAGGCAATTGAGCATGCCCACAACCGCAAGCCGTCCAAGAATTTCAAGGGTGCGTTCCTGAAGGACCGAGACATTCAGAAGAGCGTGTTTGCGGCACTGGATGATTGTAAGACCGCAGATGATGCGGTTGCAAATGAGGTTCTTGCGACACAGGTTCTCTGGGACGCCGAGGCCAAGAGCCATGCCCTCGACCTAAAGGTTGCCGCCGGCATTGAGGTGTCACATGAGGAGAAGGATGCAGCTCGCTCCGAGGTGGAGAAGGCGGCGGTTACCAAGAAGATGGCAGCCGACACTGTTGCTGCAATTCCAACTGTCGAACAAACGTTGAACAAGGTGGAGGCTGCATGTCAGAAGGTTATTGACAGCACGCCGAACATGTCATCTGAAATGGCCACACAGCTGCTGGCAGATGCACGTGGAGAGGTGTCGAAGAAGCGTGGCCTCAACAATGAGGACAAGATTCTGAACACGTATGAGGCGGATCGCAAGGTGGTTCTGACGGAGCGTAACACTCGTATGCTACGGATGGAGACGGAGTTCTTCACGCTGGTTGGACGCACGGATGGATATGTTGCCGATCAGAAGCGTGTGGTAGACTCGAAGGATCGGACGAGGTTCTTTCCCGAGGTTCCGGCCTACGATATCATCCAGCTGCGGGTGTACATGCGGATGCTCGACGCAACGGACTCCGAGCTGATCGAGAAGTTTCCGAAGCACCCCACTCGCACCACGGTGTACAGTAACGATCTCGAGGCGTGGGCGGATATCGAGGCTAACCTGAACCTGGCCGCCCGTAAGATGTCGGATATCCTCGCTGACGCATCCCGCTTAGAGGATCTCGTCTTCAAGAATACAGTCGAGAATGGAGCTTAAGATAACCTTGGACCCGCCTGCGTGGGCGGCTCAACCAGGAACGACGTATGAAACACGATTTCTCTATACGGGCAATGGTCGAATTAACACTCATGCGAAACTTTACCAAGTTTTTCAGTCGGAGTCGTCGATACTCCTCTACGAGAGACCCTTTCCCGGCGGTGTCGTGTCCCGATCCTACAGTGTTGAATATGCAACAGTGACAGAGTATTCGCAGAACCCACGCAGATGGAAGGAGGAGACGCCGACAACGACGCAGTACTTTGAGGAGTTGCGTAGGATTTCATCGTAAGAAAAGGCGGGAACAAAGCAAATGGATCCGTACGACATCCTTGTGACTGCAATCTCTTCCCTCATCATGCTGATCCTCATTCATGTATCTGTATTTGGTGTAGTGCGATGGCTGTACCCGCCCATGGCGCCTGTTCCCCAAGTTCGTTTCGCCGAGCCTGTTGCAGCCCCACCACCCCCTCCGCCTTTCACGGAACCTCCTCATCTTAACCAGGAAGTGAATGTACCAACGTATGCGCCGCCTGTACCCATGGAAGCCCCTCGTGAGGAAGGGCGATCCGAAGGCGGGAAGCCATCGGGCGCCGCAGCTGAACGGCCTGCCTGGTTGGTTGCTGTTGACCCAAAAACCCTCGAGTGAGACCGTTGCGATCAGCATTGATGAGAAGGGTGGACATCAGGAGGAACTGACGATCGTCATGGACGAGCGCATGTGTTGCGATACAATTTTTCGCACAGTTAGGCTATCAAAGGATGTCTTTGTTGTGTGCGATGTATGGGCACTCAACGGTACAATCGTGCACCCATTGGCGACATGGGCTCAGCGTCAAGAGTGGATTGCGGAGGCCTTGCGGTTGTTTCATCAGCCTGATTTGACGGCATTGTTCACACTCACGGATGCGCCTGCGGGGACGCTGGTTCGTGGGTATGAGTATTATGACGACCTGCCCGGCAGCATTGGAGTCTTTTCGTGTAGTGAAGTAAATGGCTAAGCAACATGGTTGTTCTTCCGGCGGTCGCCGGCGTAGTAAGAAGCACCGTCGTCACCGCACCCGCCGTGGTGGCATGTTTGCGAGTGCGTCTGGTGCCGTGCTTGGACAGGGTGGTCAGCCTGCAGGTATGGAGTTCAGGGGAGAGATTGTCTCTGGAGCTACATCCGTGACGAACACGGGTGCGGCTGCGGGGCAGGGTGGTGGCCGTCGCCGTTCCCGTCGTAGCCGCAAGACACGCCGTTCCCGTCGTCATCGTATGCGTGGCGGCGGTGGTACGGGCGCCGGAGGTGATGCTGGCAGCCGCATCGTCTCTGGATTTAGCGGACCGATCGGTGGGACGAACTGGAGCATTGCTGGCCGTGAGGCGGTCTACACCGGTTCCCCGGGCACTGCGTGACGAACCACTGCATCGGCCCACACATAAGGCATGTACTTGGGATTGTTTGTCACGATAAACGGCCCTTTCACCTGTGCCATTCGCATGCGCATTCTCTGCATAACAAATCGAAGTTCAGTATATTCGACCCATTCAGCCCATACTCGGTACGTAGTCGCCGCCGTCGACAGTAACACGAAGATATCACTACTACCCGTAAAAAAAAGACACAGCGTGATCAGCGGCATGACAATCATGTCGCTGAGTCGCTGCATTTGGGAGGTCCACGTCGGCGGAAGGCAGATGTCACGGATGGCTATGAATCGATCCGCAACCTTGAATGGATTCTTAGGAAGGTCCATACGAACCGATGCTTACTCCACTATTGGGAAACAAGAACTCGTCTCCCGACGCCGGATGGACGTAGCGAATCTCCATCTTGTCATGTGGGCGAAGGAAGAGTAGAAGGAGATCAAGCCTGATCTCATTGCCGGGCATGAGATACTTGCTGACGGCATCTGTGATATCCACGTCAGTCGAGACATCTCCAATCCACGTCCACGGCAGCCGAAACGTGTCGAACGGATTGCCAACATATGGCGTGATCTCCTCAAGCTCGTAGATAATTCGGCGACGGGTCTCCTTTCCCTTGACCCACTCCTCTACGTAGATGCAGTCCTCGGGAACGTGGGTCATGGACTCGTCAAACTCCTCATACTCACCCAGAAGATACTTCCGGGAGATGACACCACGGTCAGTACGGTAGCTGGAGAGGTAGCGGTCAAGAGCGATGAGAATACGAGAGATGCACATTTTGAATGAACTGATCTCGGTCGGCGGAATCGGATTCGTTTTTAGAGAGTGTTGAGGAAACCGATCTGAATCGACTTGTGGTTTGCTGTCAGAACCTCGCCGCTCGGGTTCGATGCATCCCGTGCCCATTTGGGATCGTACTCGGTTCCCCACTTGTTGCCCATAGCACCCTCTGTCCACGACTGGGTAGCGGGGGTGATACCGGGCTCAGGGGGCTCACCTGCTCCGGGGGGATTCGGCTGCCGCATGCTCGATGACCCGCTTACGAACGTCTCCTTGGTGTCACTGGGCTGGAAATACACAAAAACATTCTCATCGAAATTGGTTCCCATTGCCACCGCCGTTGCGAGGGCCGTAATCACGAAAGGTGTAGCGACAATGAACCACGAGACCGGCGTCAGACCAATGCCGCAGAAGGTGTCGAGTACCTTGACGACAGCCAGGCCCAGGACTGTCTTGATCGCAGCCGTTACCCACATTCCCAATGCGAGGTCGAGTCCCAGCTGGACGACTAAGAAGATTAGGTATAGCAGAGCCGGGGGGCAGAGCGCTTCGATAAAACGCATCTTCACGTACTTACACTTGAATCAAGAAAAGATGAATGCCAATGTCGAAACAATCGTGTCTCTTATCGGCTGTACATCGCAGGTCGCAGCGGAGGCACTTACGAAGCATAATGAAAATATCTACCATGCCCTTGACGAGTTACTCCAGGTACCGGTTGTGTCAGGCAGTAGGCATATTCCCGCCCCTCGTGAGATCGATCGGGGTATGACCGCCGAGCAGCAGCAGATCTGTGCCACGGGTCGGGCGCTCATGGACAAGCTCACCGCTGTAGCCTCAGCCGCCCACTCGAAAATCCGATCCGGGCAGTCGCTGGCGGGGGCCGCAGTACAGGCAGTGTCCCCTGTTCAGCCTGAACCACTGCCGGAGTCTGAGATGACGTCCGCTCAGCCGCAATAGGATGTTCTTTTTGGAAACCCTCCATCATATTGGCAATCCGATTCGCTTCTGAAAAAATGTCCATTGACTTGACATGTTGGATCACCTCTGTCCGTTTGGCCGCATACGTATCGGTGTTGTCGAGCGCCTCGATAGCCGCTATCCACTCATCCGCAGCATCTCGCCGGCAGCCAATCCCGGCAGGTTTGATCCATTCCTCAACACCCTCCGTGCTACCGACAATGCCCACATTTTCAGTTGCGGGCGTAGAATAGATGACAGGAATACCGTTATACATTGCTTCAACAGCAATCCGACCAAAGCTCTCATAGTAGGAGGGGAACAGGAGGATGCGTGTGCGGCTCAGAATGTTGCGAATATCATTGTCAAACGGAATCCATTCAATGTTCGACGGAGCCGGGGGCAACCAAAGCTCCCCGTAGTAGGGACGGACACCGAGAAACTTCCGCAAGGGCATCCGCTTTGCGAGTTCGATAAACTGATGAACCCCCTTGTTCACATTCGCATTTACCAGTGTAATTGCATCCCCGTCGGGCAGTGTGTCCATACGTATCTTGTTCTCCTGCATAAGCGGACGAACGACGCCCGTACGTACAATGCTGGAAGGAAATGGATTCACATGCTTGTGAAAATGCCCTTCCATCGTATGATTGATGAAAAGGAACATTTCAACCCACCTCGTTGAGACCAGATCCGTGAGGACATTGTACCGTCCATCGAAATGCGCAGTGACGGCAATTGGACGATTGTATCCACGAGAGTTGACTCTCCGTACATAGGGTAGACAGGGCGAGTGCGGGCATATCCACAGATCACTTGTATCCAGGAACGACGAACCTGCGGAAAAATGCATGAACCTAAAGCCCTCCCATATTCCGCCGTTAACGCCTTCCTTTGGTTTTTCAATCGTCAGAAACATGGTCGTATGCCCACGCTTCTGAAGTTCAGTGGCTAGATCAATGTCGTGGAGAAACGCTCCACATAAATCAGGCATTCGATTAGCAAAGAAGAGGACTCGCATTATGTAGACTCACCGACTCGAGTTTTCTTAACTAAGCGTGAGGAATCACCGCCCCAGGTCCATGATTGGATCCAGTTACTGGGATTCGAGTGCTCCGACTGCTTGGTGGGTATGAGCGGTTGGTAGTAGTTCGGAATGGTCTTGTCCATGATGGTCGACGCCTCCTTCTTCGCTCGCTGGAGCTGGGCGTGGATCAAGCTTGACTCGTCCCCTACCGTGTCCGACTGGCGGCCACGTCCCAGATTCGGCGTGGTCGGGAAGGGGCGAATCCACAGCTGCTTCGGGCCCTTGACACGCAGTCCTTCTGCATCACCCCAACGGAGATCGGTATTTGTATCAATGGTGCATCCGTCACCCAGACCGTACCCGCCACGAGCAATCATGCCCGGCTGGTCAGACATGGCAGCAGCGGGGCTCAACGCACCGGTGCAGTCACCGCCTCCGAAGAACGACGTCTGTCGGCCCATCGCAGACTCATTGGCAAAGTTGTGTTCCATTACGTGGGACTGGTCCACGCTCCCACGTGTATTGGCAAAAAACCAGTCAACTGTGTTCGATGACATACTCTTATCATCAAACCCAGAAAGTTTCATGGAAAACGGACAGCAACTATATAGGACGGACGGAAAGCAAAATGCAGCCATCCGATTGGCACGAACATGACAACAGGGGGCAATACGTCGTCGATGTCTTTGGACGCCTGCGTGACAAGTCTGTCGCATGCGTGCGAATCACTGGGTTCAAGCCGTATTTCTACGTTTCGGGTCCAGACCCCGGTTCTGCAACGAAGGTCTCCAAGTATGATGCGATGGCCGGATTCGACTGCCTGAAGACGAAGGAGGTGTGGAAGGTGACATGCAGAACACTGTCCGAGTTTCATACGAAGATCCGTGATCTGACTACAGGGAAGAAGCATGCATTCTACGAATCTAACCTTCCTCCATTCATTCGACTGTTGCATGATCGGCATCTCGGACCTGGTTCACCCATTCAGTTTGTGGGCGACGAATCTGACGTCCCGGTCGATCCGGACTCAGAGGAGCCATTGTACAATGTGGATGTCTTCTACACATGCGACTGGGTGAGCGTCAAGCCTGCAACCGGGAATATTTCCATGAAGGTGGCCTGTTATGATTTGGAGATGTGTCCTCTTCAGGGCAACAACTTCCCCATGGCAGCCAAGGATCCGATCGTCCAAATCGGAGTGTCCTACCGTTGGTCCGACGATTTGATGACGCCAATGTCCAAGAAGGTCTTTGTATTGGGCAGCTGCGATCCGTCTACTGAACCCGATACCGAGTTCATCGAGTGCAAGACAGAAGCGGACATGCTCTTGAAGTTTGTAGCGAATGTGCGCCGAGAGAACCCGGACATTATGGCTGGCTACAATACATTCGGTTTTGATGACGCTTATATCGAGGACCGGTGTAGGAAATTGGGCATCGTAGATGACGTCAACTTCTCTCGTGCGCCGCCGGCAAAGGCCCGTAGTCAGAGCGGAGAGTACTCGACCAAGTTCTCGGACACGAAGCGGTTCGAGCTGGCGTCGGGCAAGTACGATCTCCGCATGATTGCTATGCGGGGCCGCCTCTGCATTGACCTCCTGTTGAACATGCGGCGTGAGCACTCACTGGACTCGTTCAAGCTAGACAATGTGGCAAGCGTATTTCTCCGAGACAAGGTTCTGTCCTATAAAGACAATGTCGTTGCAACAAAGAGTACTCGTGGGCTACGGGTTGGTAATTACGTGCGCTTTGATTTGGTCGGAAACACAACAGACCCCTATCGAGACGGGGAAAAGTTCTGTATTGCAGCGGTTAGCAGCAGCACCTTCACCATCAGTGGCGGAGACTCCCTGTTTACTGAACTCTCCGGCAAGGATCGAGCGCATCTGGAGTGGACTCTTTCCAAGGACGACGTAGAACCGCACGAGTTGTTTCGTCTCCACCGTGAGGGCGGCTCGGCAGGTCGAGCACGTATTGCTCGCTACTGTATTCAGGACTGTGATCTGGTCCTGACATTGATGGGTAAGCTGGATACGATCATCAATGCACGTGGTATGGCGGATGTATGCAAGGTCCCCATGCAGTTCGTGCTGATCCGTGGACAGGGGATCAAGATCTTCTCGGCTGTCGTGTATTATGCAGCTCAGCGGAACCAGATTATTGAGACGAAGCGCTTCAATACCGACGAGGCTGGCTACGAGGGTGCGGTGGTGATTAGCCCGAAGATCGGAATGTACCTCGACCAGCCGGTCTCTGTTCTGGATTTCAATTCGCTGTACCCGACCAACATGATTGCGTACAATATCTCACCGGATACGCTGGTGAGCCTGCGTGTCTTCGACGTCGACGATAAGCAGGTCGACGACAAGTGCGAAGGTATGACGTATCTGGCCATGCAGAAGCTGAAGGCAGCCGGGTACGTACTGGATGAGGTCGAGTATGACAACAAGGAGACGGGTGGCAAGACGGTCTGCACCTACGTCCAACCTCAGAAGGACAATGAGATGCTCACGGGCGTTCTGCCCAAGACCCTCGAGATTCTGCTGGCAAAACGAAAGGAATACAAACAAATGATGGAAGATCCTAAATATGATGATGCTGCTCGCTCTGTCTATAATGGTCTTCAG